CGGCACCAAAAAGTATGATACTCAAACGCACCATCAGGTGATGTGAATTTTTCTATGGGTATCAGCCGCTGGTAGTCAGGCACATGACCCAGTTCTTCATGGCATTCGCGTTCCACTGCTACCAGCAAGTTTTCTCCAGGCTCAACCTTGCCCCCGGCTAGTCCCCAGGTGTCAGGATACTTGACATCGTTTCGCAAGAGATAAAGATAGCGTCTAGTGCGGCCACAATAGAACCAAACCCCTACCGCAGTCACAATACCAGACTCCATGAGCCTCCAGAGTACAAGCCATCAATACTTTTGACCCAGGCTGTACCGTTCCATTTGTACTGTATGCCAGTGGTAAGATTGGTCACGTATTGTGTTTCTTGCATGCGTTGGCTATCAAACGCCACTTCCCATCGCACACCCGTAAACTCAATAATATCATTGGCATTGGCCAGCAGTGGTCTACCTCCTGTGCCCAACCAACTCAGTGGATTTTGAGCATTTTGGGTGTTACCAGTGGACTCAGTCAGTAGGTAGCGTTGCGCCAGCGCAGGTGCAGGCAGACCTGCATTGGGCCCGCTCAGCAATGGGTTAACCACTGACGCCACCGGCAACAAACTGTCTTGAGGTTGAGTATCAGGATCAATGTTGTAAATGATCAGTCGATCGTCTGCAGGATTTACAGTGATAGTGCCAACAATGCTGGCATCTTGATTCCAAGGGTCATCCAGGGTGATATAACTAATGCCCGGGCGCAACACCCCATAAGTGCCAATCACAGTAGGCCAGGTGATTTGCGGATTTTCCTCTATGGGAAAAGCAAACGGTGATAGACTGGCACGATTAGGTACCAGTACTTCGTTTGCCTGCAGAATCTGCAGTTGCCCATCCAGCAAGGCCACTTGATAGTTCCAGGGCGTGACCTTGAGCCGGGTACCCAACAACAGGTCATTATTGAGTATAGCATTGGATGCGTCGCCGTTGGCGTCAAAAATACTGGCGACCACACGCTCGACAACGCCCAGTTTCTTGACCTTGGCCGGACTAGATATCCAGATGGGAATGCCAAAGGTCAAGGTCATTATATCTATGGGATTTTCTGTACCCACCGGAATGGTTCTTGAACTCCAGTTTACTTTTTCTAAGTCAACTACACTAAGGCTGGTCCAGTCAATGTAGTTTTCACTACTTTGAATTTCCAGGCTGGGATTGAACAAGGTAGCAATCTGTTCAAACAACTGCATTTTTTGATTGGTGTTTGAAGTCCAGATGTCAAGATTGATGGTCATGCGGTAAGGCACAGGCATCAGGCGTTCAACAGTAAATGCATTGCCTTGTGAAGTTTCGTAGTCCTGGGTGTCAGGATTGTAGGTACGTTGGCGTACTTGCATTTTGTTCACATGATAAGGATCCTGCATTCGGGGACGATCATAGTCCATGCCAGTTATGTAGAAAGTCATCAAGGGAGTTGACGGTAGACTATTGGCCGAATTTTGTTGGATAATGGTTTGTGCTTGACGACTGGCATCACCATAGCGCACAGGAACTCGTATCAGGTCCGATGTGCCTTGTTCGTTACGCCCGTATTCTACTTGGAACAGGCTGATCATACGTGTGAACTGTAGCAGATATCTGCGTACTTGCTCATCAAAAAAGAACATTTGCATAGTTTAACTCGATGGTTGATAGGGCTGTGTAGGCGGATATGGATTGGCTGGCTTATTGCCACCATTGTCTCCGTTCACAGCATCGGGAATAAGGGCTTGACTAAGACTTTGCCGACTTGGAATATTGCCCAGGTCTGACGTTGGTGTAGTGTATGTATTGTTAACGAAACTACTGCGTAAAGTATTGTTGGTGGCCCCAGGGGTGAGTGTGGTACGCACATCACTCTCAATCTTGACCCAGGTTCTACCATCGTAGCGGAACAATCTGTTGGGAAAGTAATCCAGTCGCAATGCATATTGTCCAGCAATGGGATTTATTGGGAAGTTTACGCCAGCGGTGACAGGCAAACCATTGGGCGCTTTGCCATCGCCGGTAAGGTAGCCAGCAGTATAACCATCGCTTCTTGGTGTGTTGCCATCGTTGGCCACGGTTCTTGATGCATCACTTATGGTATAGTCTGCGGTGTATGTGGCTGACTCAGGATTGGCAGGTGTGCCATCAGAATTTGTGGCCACAATATAAAACTTCACAACATCAAATCCAGACTTGGGTATCTCTGCTTCGGCCTGGACCAGGATAGCATCATTGATTTCCAAATCTTTGGGTCTAGTGCTCATCTTGTCTGCTAGTGTAGCAGGATTGGATTTTTCCTGCCAATAGGTAGTGTCAGTAATAGGAGTACCTGGCGGCACATTACCCTTGCTGACGTAATAGGTATTTCCATTGAGCACAGTAACACCTCCTGGATAAAAATTACCCGGATCCCAAATATTGATAGGTTCAAATGGTTCCTTGGTGATTTGGTTGAACTCTTGAGCATTGACCATGGGGGTGCATTTCACACGCCACAGATGGGGCAACCAGGTTTGACTAAAACCTTCTGATGCAAATGCCGCGTCTTGAATCACATAAAACTTGGGCAGGGCACGGGGTATGGCCTCGTTAAGAGGATTGTAGTCACGCAGGTTAGGCAGTTCTAACACATCACCACTCATGAGTTTGCGGCCAATGTCATCAATCATGTTGTTGTAGTGAAATGTGATAAACAACGTGTCATTATTCAAGAACAAGCCAAACTGTGTTAGATCAAAATCAATGTCTTGTGTTTGATACACCCCACGCATGACATACACATCAGGATCATAGTTACGATCTCGGTTCTCCAGCAACAGTAAATCTTCTATGAACAAGGGATTTGATGTATCGTATTTGGGCAAGGTAGCATCATTATTACCGGTGTTGTCATTGGTCAACGGTCCGAGGTATTTGTGCAAATACATATCAACCCCACCCACCTGATACATTTCAGATATGGTGCGGTCAAAGAACTGGTAATCGTTTGTGCGATTGGGGCGGTATAGGCTTAGGCGCGGCATAACTTGTATTTATGGGCGTTCTCCAACGACCACAAAGCAGATGCTACTTTAGTACTACTCTTTGCTGATTTGACTGAATAATTGAGAACTGCTATAATTACACATAATCTTTAAGGAGCCCTTGTGAAACCAGTTAAACTCTTGAATCCTCGCAGTAGTGACACCAACGTCATGGGCGGCGAACCCGCATGGCGTGCCCAACCCACAGAAAATCGCATCAGTGCTCTAAGCAAGGCATTTTCCTGGTACAATTACTTTTACGGCAAAAAAGATGCACGTGAGATGATTGTGAACTATCTGGAGTCACAGGACCGTAAGGCAGACGTGCGCACACTAAAAAGCATTCCAGATTCAGCCATACGCTTGACCACAGGTTGGTTGTGTCGCATGAAGATGGTGGGCTTGCAACTGGACGAGCATGAAGAAATCAAATTGGATAACTTGTTGAAAGAACTCTTGGCCAGCAAACAGCAAGTGATAGCAGAAGCACAGCCTGCTGAGGATGAACCAGCCCGGCCCAACATTCAAGATCGCCTGCGTGAAAAGGTGAGCGAGTGCAGTGCCGAACTAGAAGCCATGTTTGATGATTTTGTCACAGCCGGTGCAAAAATGTCAGCAGACTACAAGCCCATCATGATGATTCGTGGCATGAATGTAGCACCGCAAATGATCAGTGTTATCAGTCACCACTGGCGAGCACGATTGGAAGAGTTTGAACAGGCAGTCGAGGGCAAAGATTCACAACTGGTGGAAGCATACAGTTTCCTGACTAAAATTCAATTGCGTAATTGCGTAAAGTTTTGCGAAGCAGTGATCAACGACTGTGGTGCTTATGTACAGATCAAGAAAGTGGAACGCAAACCACGCAAGGTCCGAGCAGTTCCCCCAGAGAAACGTGCGGCCAAGTTCAAACACATGGCCGAGTTTGCAGAACTCAAACTCAAGAGCCTACCAGCCGCAAGCCTGGTGGACCGAGCCGAAGCCTGGTTGTATGATACTAAAAAACGCAAACTGATCCACCTTGTGGCCGACAGTCACACACAGGCATTCACCGTCAAGAACAACAGCATCATTGGATTTAGCACAGTAGAGACGCAACAGAAAACTGTGCGTAAACCTGCAGATATTGTAAAGGCTGTGCAAGCCGCTGGCAAGCCTGCGGCACGTAAGATCTATAAAGATCTGACCACAACAGAAACGCCCTGGAACGCACGTGGTACTGAGAACTTGATCATTCTCAAGTCATGGTAAAGGGCTAAATATTGGGGACGGAGTGCCCCAATGTCAGAAACCCAAGATTCTTTAACAACCCTTAAATCCGCATTATACGATTATGTTCGCCTGACCCTAGGCGATCAAATTGTGGATCTTGAATTAGATCCTGCACACTATGAAGCCGCTTATCAGCGCACAATTGGCACTTACAGACAACGTGCCAACAATGCCTATGAGGAAAGTTATAGTTTCATGCAGTTGGTCAATCAAGTAAACATCTATACCTTGCCACAAGAAGTGCAGAGTGTGCGCCAAATCTTTAGACGTACATTTGGTATTGCTACAGGACCGTTTGGAAGTAACTTTGATCCGTTTAGTCAAGCACAAATGAACGTGTACTTGATCAACTTCAATCAAGCAGGTGGCCTGGCCACTTATGATTTCTACAGCCAGTACGTGGAACTGGCCGCACGTATGTTTGGTGGCTATCTAAACTACACTTACAATACAGTTACCAAGAAACTGCAACTGATTCGTAGTCCCCCTGGCGGTGGCGAGGTTGTGTTGCTGTGGACCTATAACCTCAAGCCTGAAATTCAATTGCTGAGTGATTATCAAATACAACAGTGGATTCGTGACTACATGGTTGCGGCCTGCAAAATGATCATTGGCGAAGCACGTGAGAAGTTTGGCACCATTGCTGGACCTCAAGGTGGCGGCACACTAAACGGTGCGGCTCTCAAAGCCGAAGCCCAAACTCAAATGGATGCCAAGATTCAAGAATTGGTCATGTATGTGGATGGATCACAGCCACTTACCTTTGTAATTGGCTAACACACGCTAGACAATCCGTTGCAGTTGTGTTACAATCATTAAATGGACCTGATGATTGATTTAGAAGGCCTGGCAACAGGCCCTGACACTACTATTCTTACCATAGCCGCACAGGCGTTTGATCCGCTGGGCGAGGGTTGGTACAACCAACAATACTATGCTCGAGTCACTCTAGAAAGTCAGGAAAATCGACGCATTGAACAGGGCACACTGGAATGGTGGGCAACACAGCCTGCACCGGCTAGAGATGAAGCCTTTGCAGAAGAAGGACGTATTCCCTTGGACCAAGCACTAGATGGTCTTGCCCGGTTGATCTGGCACTCCAAGAGAATCTGGGCGCAAGGACCCACATACGACATGAACATACTGGAACATGCTTACAAGAGTTATAGGAAACCTATTCCTTGGCAGTATTACTCAGTGCGCGACAGTCGTACTGTGTTTGCTCTATGGCCCGAACTACCCAAACCCGCCACAAGCCACCATGCGCTAGAAGACTGTCGTAGACAAATTGGGCTGTTACAAGACACGCTTAAATATCTTAAAGTAAAGGAACTGGTATGATCATTGGAGTTTGTGGATTCATTGGCTCGGGCAAAGACACTATTGCTGATTATCTCACTAACTTTCATGGATTCCGTAGAGAAAGTTTTGCGTCAACACTAAAAGACGCAGTAGCACAGGTGTTTGGTTGGGATAGAACCATGCTGGAAGGGCGTACAAAACAAGCCCGTGAATGGCGCGAACAAGTAGACCCATGGTGGGCCAAACGCCTGCACATGCCCACGCTAACACCGCGTTGGATCTTGCAGTATTGGGGCACAGAAGTATGCAGAGCCGGCTTTCATGATGATATCTGGATTGCCAGTCTAGAAAACAAACTACGCAACAGCCAAGATGATGTTGTCATAAGTGACTGCAGATTTCCTAACGAAATCCAGGCTATCAAAAATGCCGGCGGGCGTGTGATACGAGTTGTGCGTGGTCCCGAACCCGCTTGGTATGATGCCGCAGTAAGTGTCAATCGCGGTGCTAACGGAAACTCAACCTGGGCACTGAGTCAGCGCAAATTAGAAAAATTAAAAATCCATGCCAGTGAAACTGCCTGGGTAGGCACCAAATTTGACGCTGTGTTAGACAACAATGCCACAGTGGATGATTTATTCTCGCAGATCAATGATCTGCTTGCAGGTCTCCAGGCTGCCAAGGCACAGCCAGACGCTTGACCTCTTCCACACAGTTTAGGCAAACTGTGCGTAGATTACTTAGATCTGTATTGATCAATCGCCCGTCCACATGATACACCAACAGTTGACTGGCATATCTTGATCTAAACCCACAACGATCACAAGTGGTCTTTTTCTTGTATCCTGCTGATTGCCAACGTGCTATGGGTGCTCTTTCCTGTCGCCCACGACGTATACAGTTGTCGCAGGCTCGACGATAGTACACAGTATCCCCACGACGATAGTTCACAGCCACTGGGCGTTGATTGCAGGCTTGACATATGGGTCTCATTGAATATTTATGAACACGAACCTTTATAAAGGGCATGCCAACTGGGGTGGTTTTGTGGTTATGCGATAAATATCATTACGTTTTATAAGGAGCCAAAATGGCACTAGTTTCACCAGGTGTACAAGTCACCATTGTCGATCAAAGCAATTATATTCCAGCCGCAACCAATTCAGTACCCTACTTTTTGATAGCCACAGCGCAAGACAAAGTATCAGGATCCGGAGTAGGAGTAGCCGCTGGCACACTGAAAGCCAACGCTAACAAGGCTTATTTGATTACCAGTCAAAGAGATTTGACTGCCACATTTGGTAATCCATTCTTTTATAAGACCACAATTGGAACACCAATCAACGGTTACGAACTCAACGAATACGGCTTGCTGGCTGCCTATTCTGCACTGGGTGTAAGCAATAGAGCATACATTCAGCGTTGTGACATTGATCTAACACAACTCACAGCCAGTCTGGTTCGTCCCACTGGTGAGCCCAACAACGGCACCTACTGGCTAGACACAGCCGACACACTGTGGGGTTGCTTTGAATGGAACGCTGTGACCAGCACATTCAGCAACGTGGTACCTAGTGTGATTACAGACACAGTTTACCTTGATTCGGGCGTGCCTGTTGACAGTTACGGCAACATTGGTGACTACGCAGTGGTTGCTACCAATACTGCCAACCCTGTTTATTACAAAAACGGTGCAGCCACAGTTGCTCAAACCAGTGCTAGTGCTCTGTACAATCTTTATAATACTTGGGTATTGGTAGGTAGTAATAATTGGAAATTGAGTTATCCTACCATCACTGGCGACAATGCAGTCAGTGCTGATTTGACTGCTGGCAATATTATCATTATCAATGGCACCACAGTTACTGTTCCTACTAGCCCCAACAACACACTGGCTGGACTCAGTGCTGCCATCAACACAGCGGCCATTACAGGTGTATACAGTGCTGTGATAGACAACAAGTTGTGTTTGTACGCCAATGCTGATGCAAACGTCAGTGGCAACAATCAAAACAACGGAGTAATCTTGATTGGCAGTGGTAGCACTTCTGGTTTATTGACCACACTGGGCATAACTGCTAATGTGAATTATTATGCACCCACTTTGTTGGCCAGTAACAGTTATGAAAATCCCAACTGGACCAGCACAAGTGCTTCACCAAGACCAACGGGCAGTGTCTGGAACAAGACCAACAGTGTGAATCTTGGTACCACAATGGTGGTTAAAAAATATTCCACCGCTTTGGCAGCCTTTGTGCAACAGAGTGCTGTGGTTTATCAAGACGACTGGGAAGCCAATGCCAATTTGGATGCAACTGGTGGTGGCAAGAATATTGCCGCAGGTACAACCTACACACAATACAATGTGGTACCTGAAGCCAATGGTGCAACTGGCAACTATCCTTTCAACCCTACTTACACTCTGCAGTTGTTTGAGCGACTTCAATCTGGTGCCACAGTGATTACCGGCACAACTGATACTGCTACATTTGTTAATGGCAACACATTCTATATTGCAACTTCCACAGCCAATAGTTCCGCATTGACTACACCTGTGTTGGTCACATTGGCTGGCACAACTCCCACTGACTTTGTGACAGCAGTGAGTCATGCCGCTGTGCCTAATGTCAGTGCCAGCATTGACAGCAATGGCTATATTGTGTTTACACAGGCCATTGGTGGTGTGATTTTGTTACAAAACGTATCTGGCACACCAGTAACAGCCGCAGGATTTACCACACAAGTGAGCGGCGGTCCTACTGGATGTCGTACAGTGTATTATGGCTCAAGCACCACAGCAGCCAATGACACCTGGTTGCAATTAAGCAATTGGGTTGCTCTAGAATATACCCCCAGTGCAGTGGCACCAGGACAAGATCCTGCTACTGGTCGCTACTGGTATTATTCTGCCACCAATCAAGTGGATATCATGATTCAGACTGGTTCGGGCTGGGCAGGCTACCTCAACGGTGGCACTGACATTCGTGGCTATACTCTGGGCAGTACCAATTCAACTGGTCCTATCATCAGTGCCACAGCACCCACCACACAAAGCAATGGTTCTGCATTGGTGTATGGTGACTTGTGGATTGACACCAGCAATTTAGAACTGTATCCAGTGATCAATCGCTGGTCAGTGGTGAGTGGAGTCGATCAATGGATCACCTTGGACAACACAGACCAAACCACACAAAACGGTGTGTTGTTTGAGGATGCTCGCTGGAGTTCAAATGGCACAGCAAATCCAATTACTGATCCTGTGCCTAGTATCACAAGTTTGCTATCCAGTAACTATTTAGATATTGACGCTCCTGATTACACTCTATATCCAACTGGCATGTTGTTGTTTAACACACGTCGTTCTGGATTTAACGTAAAATCCTTCCAGGCCAACTATTTCAATGCCACAACATTTGCATACCCAACCTGGAGCAACAGCACTTCTTATGCCATAGGCGACCAAGTGTTGTATAACACAACTTTGTATGTGGCTATTCAGGCAGGTACCAATCATGTGCCTACCAACACCAGTTACTGGAGTGAATTGCAAGTGAACAGTTGGGTCACAGCCAGTGGCAATCGTAACTCAGGCGCCCCCAATATGGGACGTTTTGCACAGCGTGAACTGATTGTTGCCGCACTCAAATCAGGCATTGATACCAGCGTAACCATACGTGAAGAACAAGTGCAATTCAACTTGACAGCATGTACCGCTTACCCTGAATTAATCCCCAACATGCTGGCACTCAGCAATGAGCGCAACAACACAGCATTTGTGGTTGGTGACACACCCATGAGACTACCAGCAGATTCTGGCGAAATCGTCAGTTGGACAACCAACAATGGTGGTGCAGGCTATGTCACAGGCGATGGCCTCACAGTTGCTTCTCCATATGTAGGAGTGTTCTGGCCCAGTTGCCAGACCACAGACCTGTCAGGATCAGCAGTTGTGACAGCACCAAGTCACATGATGGTACGCACAATTATCCGTAACGACGAAGTGGCTTATCCATGGTTGGCTCCAGCAGGCACACGTCGTGGTGTGGTTGATAACGCTGACCGGATTGGCTATATCAATGCGCAAACAGGTGAGTTTGTGACCTTGGGTGTGAATCAAGCCCTGCGTGATGTACTGTATATCAATCGCGTGAATCCCATTACATTTGTGCCTGGAGTTGGCATAACCAATTTTGGTAACAAGACCACACAGACAGCAACCTCCAGCCTGGACCGCATCAACGTGGCACGCCTGGTAGTATTCATCCGTGCTAGATTGGAAGAAATTGGCAAGCAATTCTTGTTTGAACCCAATGATCAAATCACACGTGACGAAGTCAAAAATGCTGTCAACAGTCTAATGATCAATTTAGTGGCCAAACGTGGTATCTATGACTACCTGGTCTTGTGTGATGACACCAACAATACTCCAGCCAGAATTGATGCCAACGAACTGTGGGTAGACATTGCAATTGAACCAACAAAAGCAGTGGAATTCATCTACATACCGATTCGACTCAAGAACACAGGCGAGATTGCAGCCGGCCAAGTGGCTTCTGCACAAGCAATCTAACAGCATCGCAAGATGTGAAAATGGGGTGGCAACACCCCATTTTTTTGGCCTCAAACGATATAAATAACACTATAGGAGATACTAATATGGCCGTTGCATCATTATCAAGAATGACAGTGCCCCTGGCGAGCGATCAAAGCGCAAGCAATCAGGGCTTGCTCATGCCCAAACTCAAATATCGCTTTCGAGTGGTATTTGAAAACTTTGGCGTGAGTACACCTAGAACAGAATTAACAAAACAAGTCATGGACTTCAAACGTCCTGTAGTGAATTTTGACCCTATTGTTATTCCAATCTACAACAGTGAATTAAAACTGTCAGGCAAGCCGCACTGGGCAGATGTCACATGCACACTACGTGATGATGCATCAGGTGCTACCACTCGCTTGGTTGGTGAACAAGTTCAGAAACAAATGGACTTTTTGGAAATGGCTTCGGCTGCTTCGGGCATTGATTACAAGTTTACCACACGTTTTGAAGTGTTGGATGGTGGCAACGGTGCTGCCACACCTAACATTCTTGAAACATGGGAACTGTATGGTTGTTATCTAAGTAGTGTTGACTATGCTGATGCCAACTATGGCAGTAATGACCCAATGACTATTGCAATGACTATTGTGTATGACAATGCCAATCAAACTCCTAACGGAACTGGTATTGGTACTGCTATTGCTAGAACAGTAAACGATGTTGTGACTGGCGCTGGCACTGCCCAGTCTATACAATAAGGA